GGATGCCGGAACCGAGGGCGCAAAGCCCGAGGGCGGCAAGGCCGACGACGAGTGGCGCTCGAAGTTCGAGGGTCAGCAGAAGGTCAACCGCGACCTAGAGACCAAACTCAACGGCATCCGGGACGCGCTCAAGGTCGCCGCTGGTGTCGATGACAAGAAGGCTGACGACTCCGACGTGATCGCCGCCGTGCGCGACGAACTCGCCGGGTTGCGTCACGAGAACGCGGTCGAGAAGGCCGCGCGCCGTCACGGGATCACCGATGACGACGACCTCAAGATTCTGGCGGCCGCAACGGACGCCGAAGCGATGGAGATCCTCGCCGCGCGATTGGCCCCCAAGGCCGACGAAGGCGACACCAAGACCAAGCCGGGCAAGCCGGGAACCCCCAAGCCGGACCCCTCACAGGGCAGGGGCGGGGGCGGGGCCGTGCGCCCCACCAGCGTCACGCAGGTCATGGATGACCGACGCGCGGCGCGCGCCAAGACCACCACCTGAATCTCCTGAGAGGAGAACCCAATGCCCGGTCTCACGACCTCCACCTACGGCACTGGCGACTACTCCTGGCTGCTCAACACGGACGGCCTCGATGCCGCCGTGACGGGCGTCCTGGACGTCTCCACGTTCGTAGCTGGCACGCACTACCCGAACGGCTACTTCCCGAGCGGACTCCCTGTCCGCATCGACGACCGCGACGTCATCCGCCCCTGGGCCGACGTTGCCGGCGCGCGCCTCGGCTTCCTCAAGGGCGACGTCAAGACGGATGGCGTCGAGGACGTCAACTGCGCGGTCGTCGTCCGGGGCAACGTCAAGACGGCGAAGGTCGTGGCGATCCTCGCCAGCTTCGTCGTGCCCACCACCGCGGCCCAGCCGCAGTTCGCCTACTGGAGCTGATGACCCATGCCTCTGTGGACTGACCTCATGACCCCCGTCGAGGCGACGGGCATCGCGCGCGATGAGCAGTACCTCATCGAGCAGAGCAAGGGCGGCACCCTCGCCCGCTACCTGCCGAACGTGTTCGTCGACAGCGACCACGTTCGGTTCTACCCGGGCTCGTCGGGTCTCGTGGACGTCGCGGCCTACCGCGCGTTCAACGCTCCCCCGGAGATCGGGAAGGGCCAGGGACTCGTCCGCAAGACGATCGACCTGCCCTCGATCGCCCGCAACGAGCCGATCGACGAGATGACCCAGAAGGAACTGGCTCGCCTCTCCGACGACCGGATCCGCAAGAGCATCGAGGCGGCCATTCGCCGCAACGTGCAGGCCATCTCCTCGCGCCAGGAACTGACGCGTGGCATCGCCATCGAGCAGGGCAAGGTCGTCGTCGACACCGAGAACGTCTGGATAAACGACGACTACGGCCGCAACGCCGCGCTGACCATCACGGCCGCTGCGCTCTGGTCGACGGCTGGCGTCGACCGGATCACGGCCATGAACGCCTGGCTGGACGTCTACAAGACGTACAACAACGGGGTGCTCCCCGGGCGTGTGCTGATGGGATCGACCGCGTTCGCGGCGTTCTCCGCAGGCTCGCAGTTCGCGACGCTCCTGGCGAACGGCGCGACCCGTCCCGGCCTCAAGGCCGAGATTCTGGCGTTGGCCGAGTCCGCGGGCATCCCGCCGATCGAGGTCTACGACCGTTCGGTCTCGGTCAACGGCACGACCACGAAGGTCTTGTCCTCGAACAAGATCTACTTCGTGCCCGAGCCCGTCGCGCCGGACGACGAGAACGGTTCGCTCCTCGGCGCGACCTACTGGGGCCGCACCGTCTCCGCGGGCTTCGACTCGTGGGACATCCAGCCCGACGAGCAGCCGGGCATCGTCTGCGGCGTCTTCAAGGAGGACTCGGTCGGGTCCTCCATCGAGGTGCAGGGCGACAGCATCGGAGAGCCGGTGCTGGCCAACGCCAACGCCTCGATGACCATCACGGTGGTCTGACATGGCGACGGTCAACGCAACCACGATCGTCCGCAAGGGGTACGAGGCTGTCGTGCTCCTGGCTGGCGACGAGATCCCCGAGTGGGCCGCCGACCAGGTTGGCGACCACCTCATCAAGGCCGACGACGAGAAGCCCGCCGACGACGCGGACGACTCCGAGGCCGACGACGAGAAGCCCGCGCCGAAGCGCGCTCGGGCCTGATGTAGGGAGGAGACGCCGTGACGACCACGACCGATGACGTCGCGACCACGCTCGGCGTCTCCTCCCCCACCGACCTCCAGGTCTCCCAGTGGGAACTGTGGATCGGTGACGCGACCCGCGCTATCGACCGCTGGGCCGAACGCAACGGATTCACAGGCCTGCTCAACGCGGCCGATGTCGATTACGTCGTCCGTGAGGCCGTGGCGCTCAAGGCCAAGCGGCCGGACGGCGCGACCCAGGTCGAGGTCGCAGTCGATGACGGGCGCGTGTCGCGTCGCTACGAGTCGAGCACGGGTCAGATCACGATCTTGCCGGAGTGGCTGGATCTCCTGACCCCCGCGACTGCGACGACTGGTGGCGCGTTCTCGATCCGCCCGACATCGACCCCGGACACGTATGCCGCCCGTGCAGAGCGTGCGTGCGCGGCTGGCTACGAGCGGCGCTGGTGATGGACCTCGGCGCAGACATCGCCGCCGCTCTCCCAGAGTTGCGCGATCAGGCCGTGTCGATGATGCGCGACTTCTGCACGATCACCCGGCCCAGCGCTGGTGAGTGGGATGAGGCCAGCGGCATATACGTCCCGCCCGGCGCTCCGGTCACCCTCTACTCCGGCCCCTGCCGTGTCCGTCGCCCCAACGTGGCCGAGCGCGAGGCCCTCGCCGGCGACGCGGACTGGACCCTCATGGGTGCGATCCTCTCCATCCCGGTCGATGGGACGCCCAACGACATGCTCGGCGCGAACGTGCATATGGACCACTGCGCAGGAGACCCTGCGCTGACTGGCCGGGACCTCAAGGTCACCGGCCCACACTCGCAGACCGACGCGACCGCGCGTCGTCTGCGCTGCGTCGAGGTGGCCCGCGCGTGAGCCTGGACTTCGGGGATCTCGAAGCCTTCGCTCGCGACCTGGACCACCAGGGCGCGAAGGTCGTCCTCGCCCAGCGGCAGGTCGTCAAGAAGGGCGCGCTCAACGTCAAGAAGCGCCTCCAGGCGGAAGCGGACGGTCACCCGCACGCCCCCCGGATGCCGCAGTCGATCACGTTCGACGTTGAGATGCAGGGTGACGAGATCGTCGCCGAGATCGGCCCAGAGAGGGGCGGAACCGGCTCGATGATCTTCTACTACATCGGGATTGGCACCCAAGGCCCCGTCCTGCCAGAACCTCAACTTGCCGCAGACGCTGAGGCCGAGACGATGCTCGACTACCTCGGGAAGGTGGCTGAGGACATTGGCTGAGGATGTCGTCGAGCCCGTCGCCGCCCGGATCGAGTCTGTCGTCGGCGCGGCCCGCGCGGTCTACCGCTACGGCGTCCCTGACGGCCCGCTGCCAGACACGTACCTGCTCGTGACGGGCAGCGTCGGGGAGACATCCTCGGGCAACCTCTCTGGCCTCGCAGACCGTCGCACCGCGTCCGTGGACGTCAAGTCCATCTCTCGCTCTCCTGACCGTCGTCAGGCTGCCCGTGAGGCCCTGTGGGGCTCTCGGAAGGTCGTGGATGCACTCACGGACTTCCGGCCCGCCGTGGGCCGTGCGACGTGGTTCATGGACCACCTGGCGTCCTATGCACCGACTGCTGACGACTCCCTGCCGGATGCCGTCGTGATGCAGGCCGTCGAGCGCTACACGCTGGCATACCAGCCCTGATTCCCCGCCTCGCGCGGGTCCTGCCGATACCAACCCACCGCACCCCGGAGACGGGGCGCTTCACCACGCCCTGGAAGGGGTCACAGATGCCCAACGACTACAGCTTCGTGCGGGTCCGAGAGGGCGGCTTCGAAAAGTCGATCTCGGCTGCGCACGCGGCGTCCGCTGGCCTCGCGCCGCTCAACAAGCCCGCGCTCGACGAGCACGGCAAGCTGCTGCCCGCGCTGCCCGTCACCGACAAGGCCGGCAAGCCGGCCGACGCCAAGGAGGCGTGACCGTGCCCACGACCGTTCCCGCTGCCACTTCCTCGGACGGCACCTTCCGCTTGTGGTGGGTGACCACCATCGCCACCCCGACCGCCCCGAAGGTGGCGACCGAGATCCTCGCCGCCTCCTCGGTCGACTTGACGTGCTACCTCAAGGAGCCGTGGGGTGCCTCCACGTCCGTCGAGCAGGTCGAGGACTGGCGCGCGTGTCTCCGCACGGTTCTGGCGACGCCCGGCACGTCCAAGACCGAACTCCAGGACCTGATCATCACCCACAAGGTGCAGGTTGCCGCCGACGTCGCCAACAAGGCATATGCCGCGCTCCCGAAGGACGCGCAGGGCTTCCTCGTGGCCCGCTACGGCATCGACGTCGACACGGCCCCGGTGGCCGCGCAGATCTTCGATGTCTTCCCGGTGACGGTGGCGAGCCGCGACAAGTTGCCGATCGAGCGCAACTCGCAGCTCAAGGCCAAGGTCACGGTCATGCTCCGCGACGTCGCTGTCTACGACGTCGCCGCCGCGGCCTGACCCCACGAACGGGGTGGGGTGCGGCGACATCGGCAGCGCAGCACCCCACCTCTCTGCCGAATCCCACTGCCGATACTGCCGATTGGAGCCAACCATGCCCATTGCCCCATACCCGAAGCGCGTCACCAGGGATCAGACCAATGCCGCCTTGGGCGCTCGGTGTCGACCCTGCGACCGTCCGCGAGATGCACTTCACTCCGCGCGAGGTGACGATTCGGGCCGCGGTCCTGTCCGAGCCATATGTCGGGTCCGGGTCGGCTTCCGCCACGCTCATCCTCGACGGGTTGTATGCCGCCGAGACCACGGTTGTGATCCCGGTCGACGCGCAGCCGCAGGACTACGTGATTCGACTCGACGCTAAGGCCGGATACGCCAAGGTGACCCGCGAGGTCATCGAGGATCGGCAGCTCTGCGAGTCGACACCCAGATACATGCCGGGCGGCTGGACCGGCCCTGTGGACGAGAAGCCCGAGGGGATGGCGCAGGCATGAGCGGCGAACTGGTTCCCGTGACGTTCAATGTCGACGAGTGGCTGGCCGGCGCTTCCCGCGTGACCAAGATGGTGGAGGTCTACGGCAAGCCGCACCTCCAGGCCGAGATCGACGAACTCGATGCGCTCGCGGCCGACGCCGAGGGCGATGAGCGGGACGAACTCAACGCCCGCGCTGACGCGCTGCGCGAGGAGATGGAAGCGTCCCTCGCCCGATTCAAGGTGTCGTCGATCCCCGAAGAGCGGGTCGAGGCGATCCGCAAGAAGGTCAAGGACCCGGAGGCCGTGGCCTTCGCGATCATGGCCGAGCAGTTCATATCGCCGCCCATGACCGCCGACCTGTTGCGGTCGATCCGAGACGCAATCGGTGACGGCTACTTCGCCCAGACGATCACGTCGGCGTGCCTCGCTGCTCAGCAGGGCCTCGCCGTCACGGTCCCTTTCTCGTCGGCTGCCTCTCGTCCGCGTCGGCGCTGACAGCGAGGAACACGCTCAAGACGGCGGCCTCATTGGGGCAACCCGTGAGCGTGTTGCTCGGCAGGCGTAAGCCCGGCTCGACCTGGCTGTCGAGCGACACGCTCGCGGCCCTTGCGTGGCAGTCCTATCTCGACTCGCTCTGTTCCGGCTGTGGGCATCCACGGCACGAGTCGTTCGACGTCGAGGCGGACGGGGCGTACGTCGCTCACGCAGACCGCTGCCACGCCTGCACCGCTGCGGCCATCCAACAGCGTGCGTTCGCTAAGGCCGACGCTTCCGTAACCGGTGGCTACGACGGGTCGGCGGGGCGCTACTTCTCGACCGAACGGCGCTGACGGGCGAGTAGCGCCCGGCCGCCCGCAATGAGCAGGGCCACCAGTCCCGCGAGCGCGACGACGACCTGCGCGGCATACAGGGCCTGCGCTCTTGGCCCGGAGTTGACGGCGCTGATGAGCATCGCCGCGGCCAATAGCGCGACACCGATCTTCCACATGACTTCGAGGATACGGCGAGGGGGTGCCTGATACGTGGCCCGTGACAGATCCCTCTCGGTCAAGCTCAAGGCTGACGTCTCGGGCTACCTCTCCGGCATCAAGTCCGCTGGCGACGCGACCAAGGACTTCACGGGCAAGGTCGGGGCTTCGGCGGCTCAGCACAAGGCGGACTGGGCGACGGTCGGTCAGTCGGTCACGGTCGCTGGACTGGCCATCGCCGCGGGCGTCGGGTTCGCGGTCAGCCGGTTCGCGGACTTCGACCAGGCCATGTCGGCCGCCAGTGCCGCGACCAAGGCCAGCGCTCGCGACCTCGCCTCCCTTCGTGACGCGGCAATGGCGGCTGGGGCTGACACTCAGTACTCCGCGACCGAAGCGGCTGCCGCGATCACCGAACTCGGCAAGGCGGGCCTGACCACTGCCGAGATCCTTGACGGTGGGCTCACGGGTGCCCTGTCGCTCGCCGCGTCGGGTCAGATGGACGTCGCTGCTGCCGCCGAACTCTCGGCTGTCGCCATGAAGCAGTTCAACCTCGCGGGAGATCAGGTCGGGCACGTCGCTGACCTGCTGTCGGCCGGCGCGGGCAAGGCTGTGGGCTCGGTCGAGGACATGGGCATGGCCCTCAAGCAGTCCGGGCTCGTGGCCTCCCAGACCGGCGTGTCCATCGAGGAGACGACGGGCACCCTCGCGGCGTTCGCCTCTGCTGGCCTCATCGGCAGCGACGCGGGCACGTCGTTCAAGTCGATGCTCCAGCGGCTCACCCCGCAGTCCAAAGAGGCCGCCGACCTCATGAAGGAACTCGGCCTCTCGGCGTACGACGCCTCGGGTCAGTTCGTCGGCATGAGCGACTTCGCAGGCCAGTTGCAGACCAAGCTGTCGAAACTCACTGTCGAGCAGCGCAATTCGGCGTTGGCCACAATCTTCGGCAGCGACGCCGTGCGCGCGGCGGCCGTGCTCTATGACCAGGGCTCAAACGGCATCGCTGACTGGACCAACAAGGTCAATGACTCGGGATTCGCCGCCGACCAGGCCGCCCGCCTGACCGACAACCTGCGC